TTAAAGAAATACATATCTTGTAAAGCACCATATTTATTTACAAACGTTACCTTTTTAGGTTCGTATTTACATTCTTGTAATGTTTCTACATTTATAACATCTGTTTTTACTCCATAAGATTGTGTAACAGATGGTTGGTAAATATCAACATAACCACTTGAACCACCAGTTTTGCTTATAACCATTCTTGCTGGGTTTCCATCAGCTTCTTTAGTTCCAGAAATCTGATAGTAAGTCCAATCACTTGTCAAAGTGACTGCTCTTTCAAAATAATCGGTTGAATCTCCGCCTAACTCTTGTAGTTTAATTACACAAGCACTAACTCCTTTAAGCCAACAAGAAACAGTAAATTCATCCCCATCTGTTACATTTGAAATTGCAGTAGAACCTACAAAACCAACACCACTCATTCTATAAGAACTTAATGCAACTGGAGCTGGTATAATAGTTACACCACTTGCAACCCAATAACTACTATTTGTTAAATCTGTATTTGTAATTAATTCACTACCCACATCATTATAAGAAAGTCGAATTTCATCAACACCACCTATTGAGAAATTATTAAAGTATGCTTGTAAACAAATATTTGGCTCATAGCTTGTAGCACCATCTTGTAAAACTCTCTCCTTAAATGTATCCCAATTTTCATTATCTCCGTATATGGAAACGTATTTTATTTGATTAGAACTTTCCTCATCTTTATAAAAAGTTTGACTTGCTACAACTTCATTATCCTTAATAAAAACAGCAGTTGGATTCAATCCAGTATAAATAGGAACTCTAAATGTATTGTCATCTAAAACAAACAATTTCTTGTTAGAAATCATAGGTGCTTGTTCATTACTATAAGTATCTTCAAAATAACTATAACTATCAAATGCAATAGTAGTATAATCTCTACTTAATAATATTTGGTCAGATGAATCATAAGCAATAATCGTATATCTAAACCATACACCTTGCCCACTATAATTTCCATCAAACTCGGTATCTAAATAATCTCTTATTAATTCAGATATTTCAAACGTTACTCTTGGGTTTCCAGTTGTAGGAACTGTTGCTGATTTCCTTAAGGTGTAATTTGCAACACCAGCTACATCATCTAATTCAGAACCAGTCCAAATGAATATACGTAAAAGACCATAAGACATTCCAGCATAATCAATGCTTTCAAAATGTGGGCTTCTTGTGTTTATTATTGCCATTATCTATTATTTACTGTTGTTTTTATTAACTGCTCTACATCTAATTTATATGCTTCAATAAGATCTTTACTCAAATTACTGAATGCTTTCTCAAATGGTTTGGTAAAAAACATACTTGCTTTAATACCTTTTTCAAACACACTTTTAGCAATCATAAATTGCAATGATTTTCTGCTTATAAATTTACCTTTCTTATCTCTTATTCCTTTTAAACCTTTTCGCACAATCCATTTATCAAATGCTTTTGGAGGTGGCATACCTTTTAAACCTCTTTTACCTCCTTTAGATTTATAACTAAAAGGAGAATTTTTATTTTCTAAATAATTAGATTTAGTACCTTTTACTCCCTTGTCTTGAAACACCCCATATTCTTCCATTAAGAATGATAATTCAAAACTATTTTTAGAAACATTTATATCGTAATCTAAACTATTATAAAGTTCTTTAGAACTGTTCTTTTTACCTCTTGTTAAATTTGCTCTTGATTGACTAACAACATATTTAGCAAACCTATTTAATTCTTCCTTTACATTGTTTAACATATATTAATATCGTTTGGAATCAATACATCAAAAGTTAATGCCCATCCAGCAACCTCATTTTCAAACCTATCATAAAAAGGTTCAAAGTTTGGAGTACCATCTAATTGATATAAGTCTTGGTGTAAATTACCACCTCTTAAAACTTGTACTAATTTATTAAGTACTGCTAATTGAGTATTCAACACATCTTGCTCATTATTATTCCCAACAAATATATCAACTACTTCTTCTTTAGATATATCAACAATATCCATCGCAAGAATAGATAAACTAAAACGTAATACACTATCTTCATTCCCTACATTATTAACAACAAGATGAGATAAAGGAAACATTGTCTGCTTACCTAAATCAATTCTTGTAATATCTCCAGTTGTAACTGTGTTTACATTAACATCAGATAGCAATGCTTCTTTTATTGTTTCCGTTACTTGATAAAATCCTTTCATCTAAAATTTACTTTTTATTTGTTGTGCTTCAATCTCTGCTTTCTCTTTTGTAAACGATAACATCGTAAAGCATTGATGTATATTTAATTTAGTGATATTTTCAAATTTTGTAATATCTCCGTTAGAGAGTCCATAAATTGATTGATACCATCCCCATTTTCTATTGAAGTTAGCTGTTCTTGATAAATCTCCATCTCCGCTTGATTGTTGGAATAAAGTATCGTATGATTCGCTAACTCTATTCCTAAATTGTAGAAAAAAAAAAGTGAACCAATTGCAGCACCCAAAGGCATATCTTTCATTGCTTCTGGATTCTTTACATTATAATCTTCAATATTATACTTTCCTAACTTACTTGTTTTTATTGGTCTATAAAGAACATTCATTGCAACGTGCATATTCTCCCATTGACTTGCATTATTATCCAAATCAATATACTCCCCTAAACTCATCTCATCTAAATCTGGTATAAAGCCATACTGAACACCATTCATTTCAAACCTTTGAACGTGAGTTGGTTTTGATTCTAATAGATCAACTAAAATATCTACTATTGCTCTAACGCTACTCATCTTAATCTTGTAACTATCTGACAAAGGTATTCCGCAGAATATCTCTATCATTTTAGCATCTAAAAAATTACCATCTGGATTATTTTCAGCTATCTTTAAATACTTCTGATACTGCCCTAAAGTAATCTCATTTAATGATGTAGGTACGTTTATTTCGATCTTCATATATATATAATACTATTTAGTTAATGTTTTATGAAAAAGCCCTTACATTTTTCGTATGCAAGTGATAATAAATAAAATTGATGATGGTTCTTTGGTTTAGCAATCCTTACTTCCTTTCCTTTTAAATGGTGTATATAACATTCTACAATAGCAATCATCTCCTCATTTCTCATTACCTTATATTATAAGTTCCTTTATTTGGAGTTTGTAATTGTGATGTAATAGAATAACGTGCTGCATCAATACAATGATTAAAAGAATCAATTGGTTTGTTTATGGTATTACCTTCTCTATCCTTCATCCAAGTATAAGACTGCAACTCTTTGATGAGGTTCTTGCTTCTGCTTGTAACAAATATTTTATTCTGGTTTATTAAGTTGATACCATACACAATTGAATCTTTACCTTTTGTACAAGGCAATACTTTATGTCCGTATGTTCTTAACTCTGCAATTGATTTTGGTTCTGCTGAATCAGCATACACAATGCCATTTATTGAATGTGTTTTAAATAAATCTGATATATCACTATTAAGTAGTTTCTTCTGGTATATAACCTCATCAAATATATAAGCATCATTATATTTATATAAAGCTATCAATGTACTTGGATCATTACTGTAACCAAAGTCCATTCCGTAACACAATAATCTTGCTTCTTCTGGTAGCTTAATCTCTTGCCATTCTTTAATGCAGACACCTTCTAAAGAACCAATCTGACCAAGTCCGTAAACCTTCCACCAGTTGCTCCAGTATTCTGAATCCTTTGCTTTATCTCTTGCTGATTCAATATCATCAACAATCGTCTGTGGCAATGCTTCATTATCTAAATAAGTAAGTGTTATGAAATCTGCATCATCATTTCCAACTACTTCTTTATGCGCCCAGAAGTTTGCAGTAGGATTAAAGTCAATCCATATATCTCCAGAGGTTCTAATTGATAATTGCGTATATGCTTCAAAAGGTACATTGTTTGCTTCATTCACATACAATACATTTCTTCTTGCTCCTCTTAATTTATCTGGTTGCTCAACTGAAAAGAACTCAATGTAACTACCATTTGTAAAAGTATATTTTAATGATGATCTATTCCATTGATTATCTCTGAACCTATTTGTTTCAATCATTATCTTTAAGAAGTCTTTCATTGCTCCTCTTCGTAAATGAGGTATTGATTCAGATACTACACTTGTTTCAAGCATAGGAGTTCTGATACATCTATCAATAAGAATAGGAAGAATACCAAATGTTTTACCAGCTGATGTTCCTCCTTGAATTACCTTTTTACGCTTTTTAAGAGCATATAATTTCCTTATTGCAGTTGTTGTTTGAAACACTAATCTAAATTAAATAGAGGTTGTTCTGATGTTATTGAGATGTCTTTTGTTTCTTTTGGTTTACCAGCGTAATAGTTATAAAACATTTGCACAAACTTAAAGTCTCCTTCTTCAACTCCTTTTTCAAGGGCTTTAAATGCCTTTGGCTCTAATGGAGATAACCTCTCAATCATTTGTATTTCTTCTGCTTTACTTTTTCTTCCAGCAGTCTTATGACCACCATTATTTTTTCTTCCATCCATAATTAAAAAAAATTATTATTAATTCTATATCTACTTATATAATAATAAAAACAAGTAAATTTATATCAGCTTGTCATTTAATTCTTCAATCCATCTTCTTAACATTCTTTTATTACAAGTGCAAGGTTCTGAATATTTATGATTAAAGTGTTTTGAATGTAGATCACACATAATCTTAAAATCTTTATTACTCATTTTTGAAGTTATTCTTTCTTTAACTCCGTTCCAGATAATTTTGTCTTGTTCTATCATTTCTTTTTGTTTTTCTTTTTGATATACTTTAGTGCTTTAATCATTTGAATTGTAATAAAAATGTTTCCTAATAATGACAATAATATTATTGACAATGATAGTGATACTATTAATATTTCTAAAATTAGTTTTTGTATCATTTTATAGTTCTTTGTATTTATCTGCTAACATTATATAATGATAATCAGTTTCACTTAATTTAAGTTTCAGTAAATCTTCTTTTACTTCTTTTCTTCTACTTCCTATTGGTAGTTTGTCTATTAGTTGTTGTAACTTCTGTGTTAGTTTTTTTCTGTACATAATTTACCAAAGTTCAATGTCGTTTAGTTGTTCTTGTCTTTCATCACATCCACAATCTTCTCCCCATATTTTTTTAACAAGCCATTTGATTCCAGTATAAGTTGTAATCAGTTCTATTAAATCTCCTAATCTCATTCTAAAATCTTTTTTGTTAATTTAGCTTTTGTTTTTCTATATGTGTTATATAAAGAATGGTATGTAATATTTGTTTTTTTTGATAGTTCTGTAATTGAGTATTCATTCTGTATTAGATTAAATACTTTTTTATCGTACCAATGTAATCCTTCTAATTCTTCTTTTAGTATATTATCAGCAGAATCAAAATCTATATACTCTCCAGATTCTATATCTAAAACTAAATCAAGAGGAACGTTATTCTGTTTCTTCTTTTTGTTGCACATCTGTAAGAATGATGTTTTAAGAGTTAAGTATATATAGTAGTAGTTTACTTCATCACCATAGGATATATCTAAACCCTTTTTAAGCATCTTTCCGATAACAAGATACATATTACTAACAATATCTTCTGCTTCGTCTTTAGAACAACCGAATTTAAGTGTTGTATTTATCCATTTTTTATGCGATTCAAATACCTTTTCTAACATATAATTATATTTACATAAATATAAAGTATTAATAGCAAAAAATAATAATAAGTTATTAACAAAAAAATAAGTGGCAACGAGATATAGCTATCCCAAAACCACATATTTAATTGAATTTATATTCTAATGAATAATTGAATGTATGTGTATGAAGTCATACATAAAGAAATATTAGTAAATATAAAATTGATTATATATATAATGCTTTTTTTATGACAATTTCATCAATATTGAAAGTTATTTTTTTAATTTATAATAGTTCTAAATAATATACTTAATAGCATAAGTGTTCTAATGATGTTCCTCCTTCTATTATTTCACATTTATCTTTATTCTTCCAAGACCAAGACTTTACTCTTAAACTAACCATCTCATATATCTCTTGTCTTTTATCAATCGGTAGTTCCTTAATAAGCATACTTAAAGGATCTTTATTTTCTTTTAAGTGCATTTGCTTAACAATTTCTTTGTATTCGTCTAAACGCTTCTTTTTAGCTTTCTGGTTCTTTAATCGTTGTTTTAGTTTATCCTTGAAATATACATCATATAAATCTCTGAATAATGGATATTCTCTGTAATACTTATCCACGTTTGTCATTGCTATAAATATAGATGATCTATTCTTTTTTACACCTCTTGTTTCAAACCATTCTGAAATCAATCTATCATTCATATAATTGAAGTTCTCCAGAACTTTATAAAATAAACACCTTATCATTACTGAATTTGTTTTTCTTGAAGTATCATTTAAACTCATTCCAGTTAATCCCTCAAAGTCTGATGCTAATTTATCTGCTATATTTTTATTATATCCCTTCATTTTAAAATAATTCTGTTTGTTTAATATCTTGTTTTTTTATTATACCTAATGCAGTTTCAAAGATTGTTTTACCAGCTTCATAATCCACAAGGTTTCTTGACATTTTCCCTAAATCTTGTTTACCTTTGTATTTTCTAAAATCGTAATCGTGAAACTCACAAAACACATCAAAAACATTTTTATTTAATTTTTTATATTTCTTTCTACCCTCTTCTTGAGCTGCCATATTAGGGCTTTTCCTTTTACTTAAAACATTCGGTAAATTGAAATTAGTCCAATACAAATGCCTATCTCTTTTTTTTGCAGAGATTAAAGGAGTATAGTATGGTATTACGTTTTCAACTACATATTTCCCATCGAAAAAAGTATCTAAAAAAATTATTTCTTGATAAAGTTTCATATCTGGGTACTTCATTTTTCTTTTATTTTTCATAGAAATTTGAAATCTACTATGAGTTGGACAAGGAGGGGAACTCCATATAAAATCAAACTCCTTATAATGGTCAAGTAAATATTGGTGTGCATCTGCAACTATTACTGTATCATTAGGAAAACGCTCTTGGTATAATCTTGCTGCTTCTGGGTCTAACTCAATAGCAGTAACCTCTATATCTTCTTTTACTTCATTCCACTTGTATCGATTACCACCTAAACAAGCATATAAATTTAATATCTTCATTTTATTCTATTGTTTTTATAAAGTCCATTGTTTAGCCATAGCTTCTGCAATCCCTTTAAATGTTTTACTTCTTAATGTTCTTCTTTCTGCTGGTGTTTTAGCGTTTTTCAAAGCATCAAAATACCATTTAGGTTGTTTTTTCTTTACACCTTTTTTAGATATAAACTCTATAAACTCTCCTTTTTCAACTATATCTGTTGGCTCTAATAAAGGTAAATTCTTTAACCATAAGCAAGTGCTTTTTTGTGCTTTATCTCCAAACATCCAAGGTTGAATTATTTGTTCTGGTTTTCTAATATTACTACTAATAACACTTATTGGATTTTCAATAGCAATTTTATCTATTGGTGCATCCATTAACCTCTGCACAAAATCTAATGCTTCTGCTTGGTTCTTCCATCTTTCTTGGTTCTTACTCCCATCTTTATTGTATAACCATCTTGCACCACTAACAGCTAAAAATGTACAAGGAGGATGAGCAATCATCATATCCCAACCTTTATCTATAACCTCAAAAACATCTTGTTGATAATGCCATTCTGGATAACCACCACTACAAGGTAATAAATCACAACTAAACGCTTCGTGTCCTAATTTTCTTAATTCTTTTGTTACTGCTTGGCTTTCTTCACAAGCTACTAAAATTCTCATATTATTCTATTGTTTTTGCTCCGTTTTCTTTTAATATTCTATCTGATGTTTCTGTTAGTTCTTCTTTGTTTGATGAATAAGCAATACAAACCTCTTGCAACTTACTAAAATCATTGAAATCAAATTTATTCAATAACCATTCAATAAACTCTAATTTGTTTGCAACTAACTTATCTCCTAAATCTTTCTCATCTACTTCTTCTATTTTAGCAAAGTAATTGTTTTCAATATCTATTAGATCAGCCATTGTCTTTCTAACATTGTTCTTTACTCTTTGTCTAAATAAACCAGAAGAATCAGCTTCTTGTAGGAAATGTAAATTGACAAAGCAAGTTATTATTGCTCCACTTATTTGTTCCAATTGTTTTTCTGTGTATGTTCTCATATTTTATCTATTTTATAACATTGATGCGTTGAAGCAATCTCTACTGCAAACACCTTCGCTTTCTATTGATGTACCACATTCTGTACATTCGTGTTCTCTGTCATCTAAATACTCTTCTAAATCGTAATCTAATTGGTTCATAATTCTTCGTTTAACATTTTTATTTTCTCCTTTAATATCTCTGCATCTATCTCAACCTCTAATAATTCCATTCTATTTAGTAAGTAAGAATTATCTGTTAGGGTTGCTAAATCTTTTATCTGTTGTATCGTATCTCTCATAATTAGTTTTCTTTGATTGTAACTATTATTTTTATTACTATTATTATAAATATTGTGATTAAAATTCCCATAGTTATAATACTTTTACGTTACCATTACTATAATGCTCACATATAAGTCCAGTTGATAATCTAACAACCTTGTAAGGTTTTAGGTTCTTACTCTCATTTCTTTCTTTGATAATTCTTTTAATTGTTTTCATCTTGTCTTTGTTTTTAATTATACACCAAATATACAAAACATTTTAAGTTTATCAACTATATATTAACAAATTTTAACATTTCTTTAACATTTGAATAAAAAAAAGAGAAGCTATCTTGCTTCCCTTATTCTTTCTATTTCCCTTTCTAAATAGTCTTTTGCCTTTAAAAGATCTTGTAATTCATCTTTCTTTTTACCAGCTCTACATACATACTTTAATACATTTCCTCTGGAGAAGTTTAAGTTGAAATCATTGATTACATCAATTACATCGTAATCTTTACCATTGTCATAATGTGCTTGTGTGCTTCTAATCATAATTATATATTTATTTTTTTAGCGTATTGTTTTTTAAGTACCCAAAACTCTTTATCAACCCTCTCTTTATTTTGAAAATCTGTTGTTGCTGGTACATTATAGAATCTCTTTGGTATTGTATTTAAATCAAGTTTACTTATATTGAACACATAAACACCAGTACCATCTGCTTGAACATAAAGATAATCTTTTTTTAGTTGTTTTGCTTTCTTCATATTAACAACAGTTTTATTAACTTCAAGAAACGGATCTTTATGGTTTGCTCTTCTGTTCTTAATCTCAACAATATAATTATCATCATAAGCATCATAAGAACTGAACTCGTCTGTATGCTCAATTAGTTTTGTTCCAGAAGTTTTATTTATAAAATTAACTGTTTGTTTTTGATTCATTTTATTTTTGTTTATCGTGATTGTAAATCTTTGTATATAAATCCCAAATAGATTGAAATGCTTGTTGATTATTAAATTCTTTCCCATCCATATAGTATTTCCCAAAACTACCTCTTGAATACCATACCTTGTATTTATTACCAGATAACTCTGGATATATTATAAATCCTTTTTTAAAACAATATGCTTGTGCTTCATAGTTACAGTTTCTTAATACTATCTTCTTTTTAATCTTTGCCATCTATATCTTGATACAACTCTATTAACTCCAATGCTTTTTGAACTCCTTTTGCTTCACAACTTCTTTTTGCTTCAATCAACTGCAACCAGTATTCATATATGTCATTCCTATCTCCACTTCTAAAATAACTATCAATACAACTTCTGTACGCTACTATTTGTAATTGTTTACATTGCTCTTTTCCGTACATAGCTATATGTTTAAATCGTAGAAATCTTTATTCTCTAAATACTTGTAATAGTTTTCAGTTGCAAGATCAAGTTTTGCATATCCGCTTTCTATAAATTCATCGTTAAACTCGAAGAAACCAACTTCCTTTGAACGTTTATCAACAACTGCATACTTGAACTCAAAAGAATCAAATAATTCTAAATACAATGCAGCTTGTAAATCATAATTGTAAAGCAACGCAGCTTGTTCAAAGGTTGAGATGTCGCTTGTTGTTTTTATATCACATACAACACCAGCTAATAATATATCTGCTTTACCTCTAAATGGCAATCCATTATAATTTGATATTGCTGGTATTTCAAATTTAGCACCTTTAACAAGTTCTTTGTACTCTATGTTTTCTAAAACTGCATCAGCTATTTCTTGACATCTGTTCAATTCTGCTCTTGTGTAGACTGATTGTGCTGGTTTTTCTTCAACTGCTAATTTATATAGATTACTTCCTTTTGTACTATCAATAATTGTTAGTTCATCTATCCTATGTGGTTCTAAAGCCAATAGATGTATTAATCTGCCATCTCTGAATGGTTGAGGTTCTTTTGCCTTTGGAGGTTCTTTTAGTTTGTTTGCGTATGCTTCTGGACTTTCAAGTAAACTTTTACACATTGAACTACTCAAAGCGTTTTTACCAAGATAACCATAGTAGAATGAATCATCATCCATTTTAGAAAGTATATCTTTTACTTTAAATTCTTCGTTGTTTAATAGTTTAATTGTTTCCATCTTATTTTAGTTTTTATTATTATTTACATAATGTAAAATAAATTTATAGTCATTGTCATTAAAATCTTTTTGCAAGTCATCTACTTCGATGCAGAAAATATAATACTTACCAGTTACGTGAAACTTAATTTTATAATCATAATAATAAGCATTAACAAAGTCAATTGTTTCTTCTATTCTTAATTTTTTACTAATTAATGCAACGTGATATTTAATATTTTCTATTGTGTACATATTTATTATTTTAGTTTTATTGCTTTGTTTATATCTAACTCTGCTATCTCTTTTTTAACCCACATACGCTTTTTGAATTCTGTTGTTGCTGGTAGAGATTTAGTAAACCATTTTATATCTATATTGTTTAGATTAAATAAATAGACACCTTCTGGTGTACTGTTGATGTATATTGGAATATCAAAATTTTTATCTGATTCCTTTATAATAGCATCGTATTTTGACTTTTCAAGTATTAATGTAT